GGCTTCAACTTTCAGCCTATAATGAGCTGATCAAAGAGAATGGCGTAAAGGTTGATAAAGTCGGCATACTATGGCTTAACGCAAAGACACGCACAGAGGGTAAGAAAGGCGCAATTCAAGGCAAGGGATGGCAGCTTGTAACAAAGGACATTGAGGTAGTGGCAGAGGATTGGGAGGTGTTCCAAACAACATATAAGCTATGGCAAGCAATCAACAACGACATCAAGCCTCGCAATCTTTCATATCAATTAAAACATCAGAAATGACAACAAAAGAAAAAGCATATCAATTAATAGAAAGTTTTGCTGAAACAATTGAACCAATAAGAATAGATGTTTTAGTAGAAAGAAATTGGAATAATGCTAAACAATGTGCATTGTTAACAGTTGATGAACTTATTGATCATTGCAATTATGTTAATAAATGGTATTGGGAAGAAGTAAAACAACAAATAGAATTATTATGAGCGATTTCACAGTTACTTACAACACAGACAAAATAGTCTATTCAGTGGTTAAAAAGTTCAACGAGCGCAGCCAAGCCGGGCAAAAAAAATACGGGACCACTTTAAACCGTGAAGATTTGACACGCCTTGAATGGATCAATCACCTTCAGGAGGAGCTTATAGATGCAATCCTTTATTGCGAACGCTTAAAACAAGAACTACATGACAAGCACGAAAATATGTACTAGATGCAAAAAAGAAAAGCATCGCGACGAGTTTAAAAAGGATTACGCCCTTTTGGACAATCGACGATCGCAATGTAAAGAGTGCGACAATAAGCTAAGCAAAGAACGAAGGGATAAGATTAAAGCGGATAAAAAATACGATTTAGTATGACACAATTAAGGGATTATCAGGTAGAGATAAGCGATAAGGCGGTCAAGATATTGCGCAGATATAAAATGGTATATTTAGCAATGGAGGTGCGGACGGGTAAAACGCTTACAAGCCTTGCAACGGCGTATCTATTCGGAGCAAAACGAATACTATTTGTAACTAAAAAGAAAGCCATTGATGACATCGTACATCAAGCCGCGAGCCTTCAATTCAATATGCAAGTGTTTGTTGTTAATTATGAGCAGTTGCACAATGTTGAGTATGGTTGGGATTTGGTGATAATCGACGAAGCGCACTCGCTTGGTGCTTATCCTACGCCGTCCATACGCGCAAAGGAGTTGAAGCGGATTTGCGTAGCTACGCCGATAATATACTTATCAGGCACTCCAACGCCCGAAAGCTATTCTCAGATCTATCACCAATTATGGGTATCTACATTTTCGCCTTTCGCATTTCACAAAACGTTTTATAAATGGGCCGTTGACTATGTGAACGTATCTAAAAAGTGGATTGGCGGCCATGCTCACAATGACTACTCAAACGCTGACAAATCTTTAATTGATGGCATGATCAAAGAGCTATTCGTTACATACACTCAACAAGAGGCGGGCTTTGAATCGCTTGTTCAAGAGGAGATACTCTATGTAAAAATGGAGCCTTCAACCTATGCCCTGGCGAATAGACTAAGGATCGATAAGATAGTAACTAATAAAGACGGCGAAAGCGTGATTGCCGATACGGGAGGTAAGTTAATGCAGAAACTTCATCAAATATATAGCGGATCGGTTATTGTCGATGAGCCTACACGAATATATAAATGCTTTGACTATTCAAAAGCCGAGTTCATTCGTGATTACTTTAAAGGCAAAAAGATTGCTATATTTTACAAATTCGCCGCCGAGCTTGCGGCCCTTAGTTGGGTTATGGGTGAAGAGATTTGTTTTACGCCCGAAGAATTTAATAATGGTAAAAGCAATATATTCGCATCGCAGATATTATCAGGTAGGGAGGGGATTAACCTAAGTACGGCCGATGCGCTTGTGTTTTACAATATCGACTTTTCAGCTACAAGCTACTGGCAAGCGCGTGCAAGGCTACAAACAAAGGACAGAGAGAAAGACGCTCAGATATATTGGATATTTAGCGAAGGCGGTATTGAGGATAAGATATATAAAGCGGTCTGCAATAAAAAGGATTATACATTAAGCCACTTTAAAAATGATTATAAATAAATAACCATGCCAGACATTACAAAATGCCTGGGTACTGATTGCCCATTAAAGGAACAGTGCTATCGCTTTACTTCAAAGGCTGACGAGTATCAAGCGTTCTTTGTTGAAGTACCTTACAAAGATGGCAAGTGCGAAATGTTTTGGGGGGATAATAACGAAGAGATATTTAAACAATTGCAAGATATTATTAATACTAAATAAACAAAAAATGAGCGACATTATCAACAACGAACAAGATCCAATCGTGGCCTCGGTATTGCAAAAATATAGCGATAGATCAAAGCAAGGGATTATAAACTACGGCATGACAATGGCCGAAAATAACCTATCATTTGACGAATGGCTCACCCATCTCCAGGAGGAGTTAATGGATGCGACTTTGTATATTGAAAGGATTAAAAAATTTGATTTAAAATAAAGTGTAATTAAAAGCACATTTATTCGGATTTTGTACGATTTATGACACATTATTTGACATAAAAAAAACTTTAAAAAGCAAGCCTTTTACATTTATAGTCGCAAAATGCGACCACAACGGCAAGGGAATGCGGTCATATTAACGATATAAAAAACTGTGGTTAGTAATAAAAAACGTTAATATTGTGGGTTCGATTCCCTACCTTGCCCGAATCAAAAAAACAAAACATGGAACTTAGAACGACAAAATTTGATGTTACCGCCGATAACATCGGTTATTACTTAGGCATCCCCGTTGATATTGAAATTGATTATTGGACTGAAAGGCATGATGAAAAGGTCATTGCATGGTATCTTGAGATTGAATCTTCAAAAGATGGTATGCCGTTTATCAAAACACGATTCCAATATATTAACATAACTATTCATTGGTCAATTGATAAGGACGATCTTGACGATGATCAATTCGTAAGGCTTAAACTTAATCACGATGTTGAAGAGAAACGTAACACGCTTGAGGGTTCAATAATGATATACACAATCCGCGAAAAGGATAAGAACTGGCGTGTTGATTTCAATATTGATATAATCGGAGGCAATGGGTACTCTGCGCATATAGACTTTTTGGAAAATAAAATTGAGATAATATGACGCATGGCTCACTATTTAGCGGAATAGGAGGCTTTGACCTGGCGGCTGAATGGATGGGATGGGAGAATAAATTTCATTGCGAATGGAATGAGTTTGGTCAGAAAGTCCTTCATCATTATTGGCCTGAAGCAGAATTATTTACAGACATCACAAAATCAGATTTTACTAAATATGCAAACAGAATTGATATTCTCACAGGAGGTTTCCCATGTCAACCATACTCAAGCGCAGGAAAACGACTCGGCAAAGAAGATGACCGACATCTCTGGCCGCAAATGCTTAGAACAATTAGAGAAATTCAACCGCGTTGGGTTGTGGGCGAGAACGTTCGCGGCCTTACTAATTGGAATGGAGGGTTGGTATTCGACGAAGTGCAAGCTGACTTGGAAGCTGAAGGCTACCAAGTGCTCCCGTTTTTACTTCCAGCTTGTGCCGTCAACGCACCAACAGAAGAGATAGGATCTGGTTTGTTGCCTACTCCAAAAGTTGTGGAAGCTCCATCGGCAAGCTGGGAGAATCGCAAACTAGACAGCAAATACAAACCAGGGGTAACATTAACGGACTTGAAGATTTGGGTATTGCTGCCGACACCACGAACATCAGACGAAAGGATGCATTGGAAAACGGAGAATTGGAAAGGCGACGATTTAGGGAGTCAAATCAACGAAATGCTTGGCATACGTTCCCATCTGTCTCCCCAATTTGTAATGGAGATGATGGGATTTCCGACCGATTGGACTTTATTACCTTTCCTAAATGGCGAAACGAATCAATCAAAGCTGGAGGAAATGCAATAGTTCCTCAAGTAGTATATCAAATATTTAAAGCAATAGAACAATATGAAAGAATCAGAACTACAAACAAAGATTAAAGAACGACTAACAAAACATGGATGGCTTGTTGTTAAATTAGAAAAAACATCATGGAATGGCATCCCCGATCTTATGTGTATTAGAAAAGGACATGTGATGTTTTTAGAGATAAAAACGGAAAATGGTGTAGTTTCGCCACTGCAAGACCATCGCATCAAAATGCTTAACGACATCGGATGTTTTGCGCGTGTGGTTAGAAGCATTGACGATACGGATATTTTTTGTTATAAAAACTTATAATCATGCCAACAAGCGAAGTGTTTAACATGGACTGTATGGAAGGGATGGCGCAATACCCTGACAAGTATTTTGAGCTAGCTATCGTTGATCCGCCGTATGGATTAGGCCAAAAAATATATTCAGGAGGTACAAAAGGATGCAAGTTTCATACTTTATTTGGAGAAAATAAATGGGATGACAATATACCTCCTAATGAATATTTTTTGGAATTATTTAGAATAAGTAAAAATCAAATAATTTGGGGAGGAAATTACTTTCCATTAATGCCAACAAGATGTATTATAATATGGGACAAATTAAAAGGAGATAATAATTTTTCAATGTTTGAACTTGCTTGGACTTATTTTGATAAGCCAGCAAAAATATATAAAAAAAATTCATCTGATAATGATAAAATACACCCAACACAAAAGCCAATAAAATTATATAGTTGGTTAATAAATAAATACGCAACCCCAGGCGATAAAATACTAGATACCCATTTGGGTAGTGGTTCAAGCCGCATTGCTGCGTATGATCTAGGCTTTGACTTTACCGGTTATGAGCTTGATAAAGATTACTTTGACGCCCAAAACAAACGATTTAACGATTTCACAATGCAACAAAAACTATTTTAATACATGAATTACCTAAGACAAAACATCAACGTTATTGCCGTCAACGACAAAAAGCAATCGATATTCCCGTGGAAGCGCTATCAATCCGAAATGATAACCGAGGCTGACTTACAAGCACAAATGAACGATCCGCGGGCGAAAGGTATCGCCGTTATATGTGGCGCAATATCAAGCGGTCTTGAAGTAATAGACATCGACACCAAGTACGAAACTTATCCGTTATGGGATGAGATTAAAAGTAAGATCCGCGAGGATATTTACTCAAAGCTGCATATCGTCAAAACGCGTTCAAATGGTTATCACCTATATTATCGATGCGAAGAGATTGAAGGGAATCAGAAACTAGCTCAACGCCCTCCAACAGACGAAGAGTCAAAAGCAAATCCACAGATCAAATCATATTGCATCATCGAAACGCGTGGCGAAGGTGGGTATGTTGTGGCTCCGCCTTCGGAAGATTATTCAATTGTGCAAGAGGGTATCAATGTAATATCTAGCGACGAACGTCATGAGCTATTTGAGATTATGCGCTCATTCAACGAAATCATTGAAGAGGTGCCTATTGAGGCGCACAACCGCCCAAGCTCAAAAGAATACGGCCTTTCACCTTTTGATGACTTCAACAAGCGTTGCGACTTTGTCGACTTGATGGAGCGCAATGGGTGGAAGAAAGTATTACAAGGTGATCTAAGGACTTACTTCCTACGCCCTGGCGGCACGTCTGAGCAAAGTGGCAACTATCATAAAGAATTAAACTTGTTCACTGTGTTTAGCGTGAACACGCCTTTTCAAGTTCAAAAGGGTTATAAACCTGCCGCCGTTTACACAATCCTCGAACACAATGGCGACTTTAAAGCAGCCGCCCGAGCTTTGCTTGATATGGGTTACGGCGAAAAAAAAACGCCAGTCCCTTCTGCGGTATTGAAGGGGCTGAGCCAACGCAAGAACGAAGGCCTCTCAAACTTGGACTTAGTTAAATATCTTGTCAAAGAACACGATAAAGACATTGACGACGCTCAAAAAATTGTGCGCGAGTTCGAGCAATCTGGCGGCCCGGTCATTGAAACGTTTTGGGATCGTGATAAAAAGACGGGTGAGCTGCACATAAATAGATACAAGCTGCAAGTGTTCCTAACAAATGAAGGCGGCTTCAGGCTTTACTTTTATAACAACCAATCCACATCCTATCGCTTGATCAGGTTAAAGGATGGCTTTGTAGAGGAATCGTCAACCGAGCAAGTTAAAAAGTTCATTAAAGATTATGTGAACACCCTACCAGACGAGTTCGACGGCGGTAAGAATCCCCAAGACTTGCTCGAGATTGTATATCGTGGCTCAAATGTACTTTTCTCGGATGCGTTCTTTGAGTTCTTTGAGCGTGCGAATATACAATTTCTAGAAGATACAAAGGATAAGGCATACTTCCCGTTTCGCAATGGGGTTGTTGAAGTTACAAAAGATAGTATTGAGTTAAAGACTTACGGAGAGCTCAAACGCTACGTTTGGCGTAGCCATGTAATTGATAGGCATATTATAGTTGATCCGTCAATTGATATTAGTCTAGTTCAATACGCCAAGTTTATAGAGCTTATAAGTGGTCAGAACGTTACAAAGAACACTTACGCCATATCATTAATAGGCTATCTCTTGCACAAATATAAAGATCCGTCAAGGCCGTTCGCCGTCATTCTAGCCGAAGAGAATGATAATGAAGAGAAAGGCGGTGGAACTGGTAAGGGTATATTCATTAAGGCCCTATCGTACATTGTTAACACGATCCGCGTCGATGGAAAGAACTTTAAAATAGATAAGAACTTCGCTTTTCAACGCGTTGATATTGATACAAAGATAGTCGCCATTGAAGATACACGTAAGAAAGTTGACTTTGAGGGTTTCTATTCCATAATTACAGAGGGTATAACAGTAGAAAAAAAGAATCAGGACGAGCTATTTATTCCTTATAAAGATAGTCCGAAGATCATGTTTACGACAAATTTCAGCATCCCAACCAACGGAGTTCACGCAAAAAGGCGTCAAAGGGTGCTTGAATTTGCACCTTATTTTAGCGATAAGCACACGCCAGAGGACGAATTTGGGAACAAATTATTCGACGGATGGAGCGATGACGAGTGGAATAGGTTTTTTAATTTCATGTTTTTAGCCGTGAATGACTACCTAGAAAACGGATTGACTGAGCTTCCTTTTAGTGAAAATATGGCTAAAAAAATGGTACGAAATCAATGCGGCGAAGAGTTCCTTGAATGGTTTTTGGATGCTATAAAAGTTGAAGATTGGGTGTCGGTTGAAGCGCTACATAATGAGTTTTTGACCATGTACGGAATGGACAAAAAAGACTACTCAAGACGTCGTTTTATGTTCTCAATTAAACGGTCAAGTGAATTGTTGCAAGTGGAACATGTGGAACAAAAAGGGGCAAAAGAGCGCAATAAAGTTGCAATAAAATTTGTACACAAAGATTGTTTGCCTTTTTAAAGTAAGATATTATGAAAATCTTTAATATCAAAGTCAAAAGTGTTCCACTTGTTCCACTTGTGTTCCACTTAAAAATGCTCAAGTGGAACACGCAATAAAATGATTATCAACTACTTAAAACCCTTGTTCCACTTGTTCCACTTATTTTTATATATTTGGTTAACACTAGTAAAAAGAGAGAGAAAAAAGAGAGTGTAGGGGAGGTAAAAACAAACGAAACAAATGGAACTTAAAAAAATCTTATCAGCGGTTAGCGAAATTACAGATGTAGAAAAATCAAAAATCCAAGGCACCGACCGATTCAAAAAAACGATGGCGGCGCGGCACTTGTTTTGCTACTTTGCTCGGACTAAAACAAACGCAACTTTATTACAAATTGGGAACATGTTAAACAGACATCATTCAACTGTGATTAACTCCCTTCAGTTAATTTCGGACATGATCGATATTGGCGACGAGGACACTAAAAACAGTATACAAAAAATAGACGACTATATTAAACACAAATATCAACAAGATATTATTTTGAAAATAATTCTGCCATTTGATGTTGATATTGAAAAAGTCAATATATTTTTGAAAAACGAAGCAAAAGCTAAATGTGTAGAGAAGCTATAACTCAAGTTTATTTGTCGCCCCAGGTGGATGCCCTTATCAAGAGTGTACGTCCTGAGCATTTACAAGACGATTTAAGGCAGGAAATGGCTTTAGCCTTACTTTCTATTGACTGCAAAAAGATAAGTGAAATTTGGGCCTCTAATGGCCTTATAGGGTATGCCATAAAAATCATAACGAATATGGCGTTTAGTTCGACATCGCCTTTTTATAAAAAATTCCGCAAAAAAGAGTACGATAATGCTATCCAATACCTTCGTAGTTTAGTCATATTACCTGAACTTGACATTAAACTGGCCCATATTGCCGACAACCGCCTCAAGCAAAAGTATCAAGAGGATGAACTTCAAGCTCACGAATCGATACTTTTTACAAAATATGTTGAACTTAGGTCATGTAAAAAGGTGGCCGACTTTTATAACATCCCAGAAAAACACGTTAAAGACGTGATTAAGAAAACTAAAAAAGAATTGAAACAATTATGTATATCACAATTTTAGCAGCGTTCCTGACGGCTTACTACTTTGTAAAAGTGGCCAAAATCGTTTACGTTATAAAAAAGGTATGGGGCATCCCGCACGAAAAAAGGATCAAGCCTTTCGACTGTGTAACGTGTTTAAGCGTATGGCTTGCGGTTGCTTTGTGGTTCATGCCGATAGGCGTGAATCAATTTTTAACAATCATTTTCGCGGCCGGGTTTATTGGCCATAAAATTAAATAACATGGAACCGATCATTTTACCGATACTGATCCACACGGATAGCACAATGCTCTTAAAGAATTTGGGCGCAGACTTTAGATGGGAGGATTTAGTGGAGAGCGAGTTCTGTTTTTTTAAGATTGATTTCGCTTGTCGAAGTATAAAAGACGGGAGGGAATATGTTGAGATCAATGTGGGCCAAAATAGTTTTATCGCCAATGTAACATTTGACGAATTTATAAACGCTATCAATGAGTGAGATAATCCAAGTACTAGGTTTAACGCAAAAAGAAAGCGGGTGCGGATGGCATCGGGTTTTGTTGCCTCTTGCGTTCATGCCTGATTCATACAACCACATTTGTAATGTTGTTACCGAGGATATACTCAAAGAGCGTGATTTCAAGATTGTGCTTTACAATCGGTTCAGTATGTACGATAATGAATGGGATAAAACGAAGGCGGACGGCTTAAAGGTTGTCATGGATTTAGACGACGACTGGGATTTGCCGTACAATCACCCGATTCATCATGTGTACGCTGCGCACCGCGAAAGGGTGATAAATAACATCAAGCACGCCGACATGGTTACGTGTACGAATGAGAGGCTTGCTAATAAGATTAAAAAATATCATAAAAACGTAGTAATACTACCCAATTGCATTCCACTCGGCGAGCATCAATACACGGAGCATCGTGAGGCGAGTGATAAGGTCAGGATATTTTGGGCGGGAGGATCAACGCACATGGACGACTTGCGTATTATATCGAATCCGATTAAGAGGCTTAACATCTATGACAATATCGAAATGGTCATTGGCGGATATACCGATACCGACGAGATCAGCAAAACGTACTGGGATAACATGGTGCATCTGTTTACGAATGGATCAAAGCTACCGCACCGCAAATTACCAGGCACGCTCCCGAATGACTATATGAAGCATTATGAACACGCTGACATTATGCTCATACCATTGGAATCAAGCGAATGGCACGCTTGTAAATCGAATCTCAAGATACTAGAGGCTGCATCAAAGCGAATACCTTGTATCGTTAGCCATGTGGAACCGTACTCAATGGATGCGGACGCTCCGGTGCTATTCGTTAAAAAGCAATCAGATTGGTTCAATCATTTGAAATATTTAATCAACAACCCATCCATACGGGAAAGTATGGGGAATGAACTTTATGAATGGGCGAAAACGAAATATAACTATAAAGAAATCGGCAAAGCCAGAAGAGAAGCCTTTGGCTCCATTATTTGAGGAGCCTGAGCATATTAAAACGCTGAAAAAGTACCGGCCACATTATGACTTGTTCATAAAAACGGGCGAGCTTGTCAACTTCAACCATGACATACAAAACGAGCTTTTGCAAGTTATGAGGCTTAAAGATCCGATTTATGACTACAACCGGAGGTGTGATGCGTGCGTATGCGAGTTCCTCGTTTTGGTTTATAGGCAATATAAAGCTGAATTAGGCCTCTAAATTTTATATATATAGGTATGATAAGGGAACAAAAAACAAATAAATTTATGGATGTAGATAAAGATAAATACTACCAATTGGTTGACGCATACTGCGACTATTGTATCAATAGCACAAAAGAGGTAGCGACGGGATCGGGTAAGATTGTAGAGGTACGTGAGAGGCATTTGCCCACTACTAACTATTTTTTATACCATTGGTTGAGGCGTCATCATTTTGATTTTTACTCACGTATGGGAGTTTGGAAGGTTAAGCAAGATCCAACGCATCCTTATCATGCTATGATTATGGAAACGGACGACAAGTTCAAAGCACTTGCCACTGATATTGTCGCCAATGAGGGTAAGGGTATTTTCTATGCTAAGAACGCCTTAGGCATGACTGATAGGGCGCAGACAGAAAATACAAACATCGACACGATTACAATAAAGTATGAATCTTGAGATTAAGCTACCTAAGCCACATGAAAAGCAGTTAGAAGTAATTAAGTCAGATTCCCGCTTTCGGGTTATGATGGCTGGGCGTAGGTTCGGGAAGTCGGTGATTAGTCAAAACATAGCGATTGAGAGCGCGTTAAAGCGTCAATACGTTGCGTATATCACGCCTACTTACCAATTGGGTAAGATGTTTTTTAAAGAGATATGCAAGCAATTGCCCGACAAGGTGTACAAAAAGAACGAATCGGACTTGTATATCAACTTTGTAACCGGTGGGAATATCCGCTTTTATACGGGTGAGCGTTTGGATGCTATGCGTGGTACAAAGTACCATTTAGTAATAATTGACGAGGCTAGCTACATTGCAAACCTTGAGGATGGGTGGAACAATTCAATAAGGCCAACGCTTACGGACTATAAAGGTAAGGCGATATTCCTAAGCACGCCGAGGGGTAAGAACTACTTTTATAGCTTGTTCATGCGGGGGGGCGAGCCATCGTGGCAATCATTTAAGTTCACTACTTACGACAATCCGCATATTGATCCAACGGAGGTTGACGAAGCACGGGCGCAATTGCCAAGCGTAGTGTTCGAGCAAGAGTACCTAGCGAATCCGATGGAAAACGCAGCCAACCCGTTTGGTAGCGAATTTATCATAGCTTGCACACGGGAAACAAAAGGTGTGGCGGCATATTATGGGATAGACTTAGCTAAGTCTGTGGACTGGACTGTGATAATTGGAATGGATAAGATGGGCAATGTGGTTCACTTCGAGCGGTTTCAAAAGGACTGGATGCAGACAAAAGAGGCAATCTTGAGGCTACCTAAAAACTTGCCGGTTGTTATTGATAGCACGGGCGTAGGGGATGCCATTGTCGAAGAGTTACAAAAAAAGTTTAGCAATATGCACGGGTTCAAGTTCACATCCGTAAGCAAGCAGCAACTTTTGGAGGCGTTGTCTAGTTCAATTCAAACAAAGTCAATATCTTACCCTGACGGACCGATCAGGCAAGAGCTTGAGATATTTGAGTATAAGTTCACGCCTACGGGTGTGAGGTACTCGGCGCCCGATGGGTTCCATGATGACTGTGTAATAGCCTTAGCCTTAGCCAATAAGTGCCGACTTGATCATAAGGCAGTGGGTAAGTACCACGTAATCTAAAAACTATATTTATAAATGATGAAGCTCACAATTGACAAATTTCAAAGATTGCAAGCTATCGCCTCGATTGAAACGGAGGAGATCGAGAAGGCGAGCCGCCTTGTTCAGGTGTTATTGGACAAATCGGCCGAAGAGATTGACGAGATGCACATTAAGGACTTCAACCTATTGTGCGAAAAGTTAAAGGCTATTTTTGATATAAAGGTAGATGCAGCGACAATGAGCAAGCCTCAAAGCGTGATCAAGGCTAACGGCAAAAGGTATCATTTGAATTATGAGATAAAAAAGCCGTTTAATACGGGTAGGTACATTGAGGTATTGACATTTAGTAAAGAGGATCCTATTGCAAATATGCACAATATTTTAGCATCAATTTGTACGCCGATGAAGTGGAGCTGGAGAAAGTTAGGATATATTAAAGAAAATTATGATGTGTTGGAACATGAAACCTACGCGAATGATTTAAAGCAAGCGGATTTCAGACATGGGTATCATGCAATGGTTTTTTTTTATTCGCTCTTAACCAATTTAACGGGGAGTTCAAATCCCTCTTTGGAATTGGAGATAGCGCGGAGGATGGGGAAGTCAAAAAAAGCAAAACAATTGAAGAGCATTTTTCAGACGCCTTCGGTTGGGTTTACAACGCAAAGCAAGTGAGTGAATTTGAGGGTGTGAGTTTAGAGGCGGTTTATGATCTTCCAGTTGTTCAATTTCTGAATGACTTAATGTATTTAAAAATGAAAAGAGAAGTAGATGAGTATCAATATCAGCAAAGCACAAAAAAAGGCACTTAGCGAGCTTGAAGGCTTGGCGGGTGAAGGCATTGCTGAATTTAATGTTGTCAGCGGCGTGCTTGAGCAATATGCTGCAAACCTTGAGCAGAATATTGAGAAGTACGCGAAGGATTTGCAAGTTACTTCATCAGGTGATTTGTTGAAGTCAATGGCTGGTGAGATTGAGAGAAGTCCAGGAATTGAAATTTTCAGACTTCGGATGCTTAGTTATTACGACTATCCGAATCAGGGTGTAAAGGGTGTTGATTCGAGCCGTAACGCTCCATCATCACCTTATCAGTATAAGCACTATCGAATGAGCCCTGAGGGGTACGATTCACTGAAGCGGTACATATCAAGCGGCAAGGCGAAGATTTCAAGCGTGCGTAAGGATGTGTCGCTAGGTATTGGACTTGAAAAGAAAGGATTAAGGAGTGGCAATAAGAAAAGTCCACTTGACAAACAAGCTGAAACGCTTGGGTACATGATTAAAAAATACGGAATTAAAGCAACTAACTATTTTACAAAAGCATTTGAAGAAACCTTCAAAGATTTCGAGGTAGTTATGAGCGAAGCGGTGGGGGAAGATATTGTTTTAACATTTGAAAGTATAAAGAAAAAATAAATGGCAATTACTAATCTGGCTTACCCTAGCGGTGAGCCTACTGTTCAAGATAGCCTATGGCACGTATTCAGTTCAAACCTGACGGGCCAAACCAACTTCAAATATGTTGTTGATATATACGTCGGCGGAGTGCAACAAGTAAGGGTAAAACTTTACCCCGAGCCTTCAAATGGCAAGGCATACTTTGACGCTGGGCCTATCGTTCGCAATACAATGACGTATGAATGGCTAACGCCAAAAGAAGAGGTTTTTGTTTGCGAGCCGAATGTATCGGGGCAAATAGGACAAACATATCAATACCGACTAGGCGAAGAGTACACGGGAACGACTTATGCGAATTTGGCGAGCGGAAATGTAACGGCTTACAATTGGTCGGCACCGCTTTTCAAACGCAAGGTAAGTGATACAACAACATACACGGATGTAATGTTTACGAATAGGCCTAAAGAGATAAAAGCAAGTCTAGGTGATAATATTTATATTGGTGCGCGTAGTTTGTCGAGCTTCATCGTTAATACTTACGGCGGTGGTAATAATTATATTACCGGTGTACCAATTTCGCTAGGCGGTTCTAAAACTTACGCTCAATTAAACATCGGATCAACGGCGATTAATAAGGTGGCCAATGTGATCAGCGATTCAACGAAGTATTATGAGATACCCGTTGAAGAGTCGAAGTATTACAATCGCGTGATCGCTGACGGCGGTATCTGTGAAGGCTTGCAATGTTTAAATGATGCACTCGCCGAGCTAGGCGAATCTGACGCATGGAGGGTAACACTTAACTGCAATCCTAAATACCAGTCTTACAACTTGCATTTCCTTAATCATTTGGGCGTGTACGATACGGCGAAGTTTGATTTAGTTAGTAGGTTGACAATGGACGCAACACGCAACAACTACACAAAGCGCGATTATTCGCTAGGCTCAAGTTCTGTTAATTACTTTGATTCAAACAATAAATACGTTTCGTCATCTATCAACTACCTAAATAAAAAGGACTATACATATAAGCTCACGATGGACGCTCCAACGGATGCAGAGTATGAGTGGCTCGCGGAGCTTATAGGAAGTCCACAAATATACATGGAGGTTGATGGGTACTACTATCCCGTAAGTATTAAGAACACAAACTTTGAGTATTCTAAATACGTGAATAATAGGCTTCGCGTTTTTGAGGTTGACGTTGAAATGAATCAAACAAGGTACTCACAACTAAGATAATATGACGCGGATTTTTATAGAGAATAACGAGCTTGATATTTCAAAGGAGCTATCTTATGAGATTACCTATTCAATTGATGACATCAAGCGAATAGATAGCAAAACGACATCGTTTAGTAAAACGATTGTACTACCTGGCACGGCGAACAATAACAAGATATTTGGTAATATCTTTGCGTTCAACAATGCTAATTTCACGGCCGATACTTTACCGAATGTATTATACAACTTTGACGCATCGGTTACGGCCGTTGCGCGTATTGAGGTTAATGGCTTGCAGATCATTAAAGGCGTTTTGCGATTGCTTGAGATTATTCAAGTCAACGGGAATATTGAATATGAGTGCGCAATCTTTGGTGAGCTTGGTGGGTTTATATCTGCTTTGGGGAATAAGAAAATAGAGGATCTTGATTTTTCAGCATACGATCAAAAGTGGATATGGCAGAACATTACTGGTTCATGGGATAATATCGACGGCGATGGCGTGTACTATCCATTGATTGAATACAACGCTGAAAGTCCGAACGATATTGACTTTAACTTTACGGCGTTTAGGCCCGCATTTTATGTGCGTGAGATATTAAATAAGATTATTACATCCTCTGGGTACACATGGGATTTCCCTTTGATTGATACTAATTTTTTCAAGCGTTTAGTAATTCCAAACAATCAACTTGAAGTATCAACTTTTGGAACTACTATTTTTAACGCATCCCCAGATCAAACAACTGTATTTACATCGGGCGGGGATATGAAGTTCAATGTTACCACTCTTGGTCGGTTTACGGCGAACTTAGCAAGTACGCAATTTACGTACACTGGATCAACTAGCGTAGTTGATTTTAACTTGTATTTCAACGTTCAATCAAACGATGCCGCCGATTATTTCAATTTTAAATTTTACAAAGGCATCACACTTATCAGCGAGGTTACTATAAACGATACTAGTGGGTTTGTTGATTTGTCAACGGATAGCATTACATTAAACAATGGTGATATTTTAAAGGTTGTTATTGCAACCACATCCGCGAGTTTTGAATTTTTTGGAGGCGGTGAGTTTAAAGTTGATTTGCAAACGCCCGTCAATGTGCCGGTTGCTTATGATGAAACAATCTCAATGAATTCGTGCTTGCCCGTAGGTATATTTCAAAGGGATTTCTTTGTCGCAATATTGAAGATGTTTAATTTAATGATAACCGAGGATAAGTATAAAGAAAAACATTTGATCATTAAGCCGTACAAAGATTTTTATGATGGCACTTTAATTGATTGGAGCGACAAGTTAGATCGTTCAAAGGTCATTAAGCAAAAGCCAATGAGTGAGATTAACGCTAGATTTTATAATTTTAAGTACAAGCAAGATAATGACTTTTACAATGAAACATATTTTAAAAAGTTTAGCGAGGGATATGGCGATAGGCTATACGATAACAATTTGGACTTTGCAAAAGATACTGAAGAAAATGAATTGATGTTCGCCTCAACTATACTTTTGAAAACAAACGCAAACGATAAGGTTTATTCAGCGATATTCAAGCGTTCAAATCAAAACACGGCAAAGGACAAAATGGCTTCCATTATACGTATTTTGCAAGCGCAGAAGATTACTGGCGTAAGTACATGGCATATCAGGAAACAAGATGCAGGAAACGTATCGCCAACACTAACTAGTTACGGCTACGCTGGGCATCTGTATTTCGGCACTGGTGCTTTATCAACACCAACGATAGATATTAATTTCGGCGCACCTAAGGAGCTACAATTTGCTCCGACTACTTACCCATCGGATAATTTGTTCAATACTTACTATTCGCCGTACATGGCAGAGATAACTAGTAAAGATAGCCGATTGCTTACGGCATATTTCAAGCTAACGGATATTGACATATTCAATCTTGACTTTGCTAAGTTCGTTTATATCGATGGCGGATTGTATCGGTTGATCAAGGTGTATGATTACACGCCTGAAAGCAACGGCGTTACAAAAGTTGATTTATTAAGAGTTATAAATAAAACATATTAGAAAATGGCAGATAAGACTACAAATATAGCCGCCAAGATAACGGTTGATTCTACTGATGCTCAAAAAAATTTAGGGGAAACAAAAAAGCAGATTGATAGTTTAGGCAATAGTGCCGAAAAAAGTACAAAGAGCGCAAAAGAAACGGCAGGGGCTTTTGGCAGTATTGGGAACGCTTTAAAGTCGTTGGGGATAATTGGTGCGATAACGGCGGCATTTAATTTCTTTCGTGAAACATTAAGCAAGAATCAAAAAGTTGCGGATAGCGTTGCGGCGGTATTTAATACAATATCAACGGTTATTAATACGCTGATTGATATTTTTATAAGTGTAACAACTGAGGTAGGTAAAAATACAAACGGATTCGCTGCACTTGGTAAAGTATTGGGAGGTGTTTTAACGCTTGTTATAACGCCTTTAAAAGCGGCTTTTGATGGTGTTAAATTAGTTATTAATGAAATACAATTAGCGTGGGAGAAATCCCCTTTGGGTGATAAGGACCAGACAACAATAAAAGAGCTAACCAAAAGCATCAATGAAACAAAAGATAGCTTATCACAAACGGGTAAAAACGCCGTACAAGCTGGCAAAGATATTTATAACAATTTCGGTGAGGCTGCGTCGTCAGTTGTTGATGTAGTTAGCGGTGTAGTTGAGAAGGCTAGCAAAATAAATGTTGCCGCTATTTACGAGCAATCAAAGGCGACAATTGCACTGCAAAATAATGCAAAGATTGCCGCCGCTCAACTTCAAGGACTTGTCGAGCAATACGATAGACAAGCCGAACAATTAAGGCAAGTAAGGGATGACGAATTCAAAAGCATTGACGAAAGGATCGCGGCGAATGATGCGCTCGGTAAGGTATTGGACGATCAAGAGAAGGCATTAAAAAGATTAGCAAATCAAAGGGTCGCCGCCGCCGCCGCTGAGCTTGCACAAAACAAATCAAGCGTTGAATTGCAAGCCGCATTGATTGAAGCGCAGAATGAAGTCGCTGCCGTTGAGGCTCAAGTCGCTGGGTTAAGATCGGAGCAGTTAGTCAACGCAACGGCTTTGACAAAAGAGCGGTTAGCTCTTGATCAAGCTATTGCGGCAAGTGAAAATAAATTGCTTATTGATAGAAAAAAGGCAAACGCTGAGCTTATAAAAGATGAGATTGAGAAGCTAAACACAAGTAGAAAAATAGCTCAAGAGGAATCAGAGATTGAATTAAAAAGGCTTCAAGATAATATAAATAATTCAAAAGCTGGTACTCAGGCGCGTGTTGACGCAGAGATTGCCTATGCAGAAAAAAAGCAGCAGATTGATCTTTCTTTACAAGCCTTAGACAATCAAATTGCGGTCGCTACTTATAAAAGAGAAATAGAGGTACTTGATAGGGTACAGACAGAAAGAGATATTGCTTTTCAAGTTAGGCTTGAAGCTCTTGATCAGGAACAGATACTTGTTCAAGAGGCTTTTGATAATAGATTAATAACAGAAAGCGAGTACACTCAAAAAGTTAAGTCATTAACTGATCAGCGTATTGCTTACCAAGATGCAGAACTTCAAGCTAAATTACAATATGCAAACGCAATAGGTGGTATATTATCAGGACTTTCTGGATTATTTGAACAAGGAACTGCGGCCGCAAAAGTTGCTGCACTTGCCGAGATTGCTATCGGTACTGGTACTGGTTTTATTCAAGGTTTAGATATTGCGCAAAAAAGTGCAAAAGCTGCTGGACCTGGTGCCGCGTTTGCTTTCCCTATTTTTTATGCTACTCAAATAGCAGCGGTACTTGGTGCGGCGTCAAAAGCCAAAAATATATTAACTCAAGTAAAAGGCGGATCTGGTGGTGGAGGTAGTATTGCTCCGCTTTCTGTTCCTACAATAAACGCTCAAGCTCCGCTAACAAGCCAAACGCAAACTACAAGAATAGATCAAGATCAAATCAATCAAATTGGCAATGTGGCCGCTAGGGCATACGTTGTTGAAAGCGATGTATCAAACGCTCAAGAGCGTGCGGATAGGTTGAATCGTGCCGCTACAATCATGTAAAAGTACACATACTCAAATTTTTATATTTATATCTATGGAATTGCCTATTTACGAACTAAGGATTCAAGAGGATTTGCAAGATGATGCGGAGGTGAGCTATATAGCATTAGTTGACAAACCGGCCATCCAAAAAGATTTTTTAGCGTTTGAAAATCAAGAGTTTATCAATCCTAACAAGGGAGAGAGAAAGGATAATTTTTTGCCACGTTGTATATCTTACGTAATCAATGAAGGCAAACCAAGTGAGCAAGCCGTTGCGATTTGTAATTCAATATGGGAGGAGCATTTCGCTGAGGATTCATATAATGACTATCCTCAAAGCGCAAAAGACGCCGCCGAGCGTGGGATCAGACTAAACGAGCAAGTCAACAACAAATGCGCTACTCAAGTGGGCAAAGTAAGGGCGCAGCAAATCATGAACGGCGAGAATTTATCGAAAGAAACGATAAAGCGCACTTATTCATTCCTAAGCCGAGCGGCTGAGTATTACAACCCGGACGACACGGAGGCTTGCGGTACAATATCTTATCTGTTATGGGGTGGCGAATCTATGCTTAGATGGTGCGAAAGCAAGATGAATAATGATGATTTTGCGGAAGTGAACGCGTCAAAGTCTATGACTTTTGCAATACAGAACGAAGATAAGCATATCATATCTGGCCCGTTAATGCTAGCGGACGAGTTGATCTATCGTAATAACAAAAAGTTTGGTGAGCATTATGTAAAGTTTACGGCCGAAACAATTAAAGACATCGCGATAAAATTTGCAAAGAAAGGCTATCAACAGAATGTTAATTTAATGCACTCCTCAGATATGAAGCTAGACGGCTTCATTATGTTTGAGAGCTTCATTGTTGACAAAGAGCGTGGCATCATGCCAATGCAAGGCTTTGAAGATGCAAAGGACGGCTCATGGTTTGGTAGTTTCTACGTTGAAAACGAGCAAGCGTGGGATTTGATTAAGCAAGGCAAGGTTAAAGGCTTCTCTGTTGAGGGCTTCTTTGACTATGTAGTTCCACAAAATAAAGAGGTTAGCTACGCCGAGCGTAAGCTAGCAGAACTTGCCGAGATGTTAAAAGTACCTATTCACCAATAATTATATATATACAAGTATGGAAAATGCACAAACAATACTCGAGAAGGTTTCAGTATTCTTCTCTGAGCTAATAAACGCCGAAGATATGCCGAATGCATCAGGCGAGCCGGCAGCCGTTAAGATGATGGAGGCTAAGCTAAAAGACGGCACTATCGTAGAAGTTAGCGAGCTTGCCGTTGGCGGTATCGTTACAATCGAAGGTCAACCCGCACCAGTTGGAGAGCATGAGCTTGAAGATGGCGCGATAATTGTTTTGGGTGATAACGGCGTGATCATGGAGATCAAGCCAAAGCCTGAAACTATCGAAGTTGAGATTCCCGTTGTTGAAGATATGAGCGCAAAGTTTGCGGCTCTTGAAGCATCAACAAGCGAGAAGTTCGCAAGCTATGAGGCTAAGTTCGAAGCGTATGAGGCTAAACTTTCTCAAGCTAACAAAGTAATCGAAGGCTTAATGCAGATCAGCAAAATGCTCGTTGAGGCACCTCAAGCAAGCGCGGATCAAAGCGTAAAGACTTCAAACTCATTCGCATCACAAAAAGCTGATCCGAAAGAGGCGTTCAAAAAGTTTTCTGAATCAATTTGTTCATAATTAAAATTTAAAATAAAATGGCACTAGTATTTTCAAACATAAGCGCATACACTAAACAAGAGATTGCGCCGTTGCTTACCGAAGCGGTATTTTCCGCTAAAACACAAGAGCTGATCAAGGCTGGCGGTATCCTTTTACCAAAAGTAAAAAGCTCTGTTGCAGTTCCTAAGCTCGTAACAAATGCAAACTTCCAGAGTGATGCTTGCGGTTGGAACGCTTCAGGTTCAACAACCCTTTCTCAAGCTACTGTAACTGTAGGTAAAATCAAAATCGAAGAGGCAATTTGTCCTAAAGATTTCGAGGCTTACTTCTCTCAAGAGGCTTTGAAAGCTGGTTCTACTTACGAAGATTTCGGATGGGCTGAGTTCCAATCTAAGTTCGCTGAGCAGAAGAACAAAATGATTGCAAAGCAACTTGAAGTTGCATTGTGGCAAGGCGACACTGGTTCTGGTAGCGAAAACCTCAAGCGTTTTGATGGCTTGATCAAGTTGATCGATGCTGGCTCACCAGTTGATGCAAACGTTTCTGGTTATGTATCAGGTGCTCCTTTGGCTACTTTGACTGCTGCTAACATTGTTAGCGCTCTTCAAGGTATGTACAAAGCAATCCCAGTTGAAATTGTTGATGCTGACGATCTTCACATCTTCGTAGGTCATGATGTTTACAGACTTGCGGTATTGGCTTACCAAGCTCTTAACCTTTACAACTATCAAGTTGACGGAAGCGCAGACAGAATGTTTGTAATCCCAGGAACAAATGTTAAGTTGGCAGCGGTTAACGGATTGAACGGAACTGGCGATATGTACGCAACAACTTTGTCGAACATCGCTCTTGCCTTCGATCTTGAAGCTGAAGAGGACAACTACACTATCTGGTATTCTAAGGACAACAACGAGGTAAGATATCGTGTAGCTTTCAAACTTGGCGTAAATGTAGCTTACACTACCCTTTGCGTGAAGTTCAAGTCAGCTATCTAATTAATCAATAATCAAAAAAGGGCGGTGCAATAAACGCCGCCTTTTTTTTAAATTTTACAAATATGCCATGTGCAATAACAAGCGGATACACAATTGATTGTCGCGAAAATATCGGCGGCCTCAAAGCGGTATTCCTTATCGAATACGCTAACGTTTCGGGCGTTACCGAAGTTAGCGGCTTAGTAACTGGCCTCACAAAAGCCGTCGGCAAAAGATTCTACAAATTTGAAGTACCAAGAGCGGTGGCCAATACATCAAGCACCGGCACTGGTTCTGAAGAGAATGGTTCATTCTTTTACACTCATCAAGTTGTATTCCCTCTCAACAAAAGAGATAGCACTACTGCAAACGTGGTTCGCACTCTTGCTAAGAATAAGTTGATGGCGGTTACTCTTGATATGGATGGTAATTACAGAATGTACGGCCGCGGAAATGGTCTTTTTGTTGCAACAAGCGAGAGCGGAAGCGGAACTGCCGCTGGCGATCGTAACGGGTACAACATCACTTTGAGCGGTGTTGAAACTGACGACTTTTTGCAAGTTAGCTCGGCCGTTGGTCTAGCTCTTGAAACTGCCGGCTAAGATTTGAGATAAGCCGATAATATTAAAAGGCCCTACCTACTAATAGTGTGGGTGGGGCCTTTAAACATATAGTATGATTCATATATACAAAGGTCAAAACAACGAAATTATTTTCACTGGATTAGAGCTTGCGACTATTGTGAATCCATACTATTTGTTTATATTTACATCGGCAAATGAGGATGAAGTTAAGTTTGTAGGAACAAACATAAGCACGGACGCAAGGTATCAAAAGATAAGCGTATTAAACGCCGTGTTTAATACTAAAGAAAGCGGTACATGGAGGTATGAAGTGCGTGAGCAATTAAGCTCTTCAAATGTTGATCCCGCTTTGTCGGGCGGTGTTGTTGAGATGGGTTTCATGTACTTACACGACGCGACGGAGTTCGAGCCAATAGAATACGATTTGCAAGATAACGAGTTCAAAGCATACAATGGCTAAACAATACAATCTTATAAGAGTCGAGTTTGACCAAGCTCAACAACCAAAATTTGCCGAAAAGAAAGGCAAAAAATATGTTGAGTTCGGAGAGCGTAACGACTATCCTAATTACTTAATATCACTTTTTGGCGAAAGTCCGAAACACGGTGCGATCATCAAAGGTAAGGTTAACTACATTTTCGGTAAAGGTTTCGATGACGTTCCAAAGGCTGCGAATAGTCGCGGCGAATCATGGAATCAGATCATGAAGCGCGCCATCATGGACGACGAGATTCATGGCGGTTATTATTTACAAGTCATTTACAATGCACTTGGTCAGATTGCTGAAACATATCACATTGAATTTCAAAAGGTCAGAGCCTCAAAGGATCTGACAAGTTTCTATATTAAAGACGATTGGACGGCTAGCGACTTCAAAGAAAAGGCAAGGGAATACCCCGCGTTCAATCCAAACGAGCCTCAAGGCGCACAGATACTTTTTGTAAAGCAATACAACCCGAAGAGCGACGTTTACCCGTTGCCTTCGTATTTCCAGGGGTTGAATTATCTTGAGAGTGATATTCAGGTATCACGTCATATATTGGGCAATGCTAAAAACAATTTCGTAGCTACTAAGCTAATTAACTTCAACAATGGACTACCTCAAGAGGAAGAACAAGAGGAAGTTGAAAGGGATTTGAAGCGTAAGTTTCAGAATCATGACGGCGATAGGGTAGTGATTGCGTTCAACCCATCAAGGGAAAATGCGGTTGATATTCAAGACTTAGGCGAAACAAGCCTCACAAAAGAGGACTTTACAAATATTAATAACCTGATTCAGCAAGAGATATTCGCTTGTCATCAAGTTACATCACCAAGCCTTTTCGGTATTAAGACGGAGGGGCAGCTCGGCGGGCGTAACGAGATAAGAGATGCTTATCAGATCTTTCAGAATACATACGTTAATGAGCGTCAGCAAGAGCATGAGGCGAACTTCAACAAGTTAATGAATTTAGCGGGTATTCAAGGCGAGTATAAGATACTACCCGTTGAGCCGTTGAGCTTTGAATTTAGCGAGGCAATCATTGCGGCCAATATGACACGCGATGAAATCCGTGAGAAATTAGGACTTGAGAAGGATATGACGGCGGCTCCGGCGGTTGGTGTAGATGCTCAACCCGTTGCGGCGTCAAACGAAGCAATAAAGAATCTAAGCGGTAGGCAATATCAAAACGTCATGCGTATCGTTCGCCAATTCGGTAGCGGTAAGATCAACAAGCAGCAAGCGGCTTTGATGTTGA